ATTCAGGATTTATAATTACATCTCCCGGCAAATCTCCAAATCCAAATGCAGATTTTAAACCTGATGTTACAGGACTATCTACACCTTCTCCTATAGCTTGTCCAATTTCACCACCTATTCTTGATGCAACTGCGGTAGTAGTGTCTGAAATTAATTGTCTTTGTATTTCTTCAGGTGTCAAAAAACCCGGTGGCGTTTCTAATTGTCTGTATTGTTCTAATTTTTGTTGGTCTTCAAAATCATTTGGGTCAAAGGTTCTTTCACCTGTTTGAATAGTTTTTGCCCATTGATAAATTGGTAATACCTCTGTGCCATAAGTTTTTTGTAATGTTTCATCATCAATTTCTGGTTTTTGTGTCATTAATTGATAAACACCATAAGTAAAATCATCAATTGGTTCATTGTCATTTACTTTATTTTGATTAGCATCTATGTCTAATATTTCGGTAAATGCACCAAATTGTGGTTCTTCTGCCATTAATTAACCTCCAAAAAGCTTACAATTATATGCAATCTATCTGCAGTTGTTGCCTGTGCTTTTATAATTTCACTTTCTTGTATTATAAGTGGTTGTTCTAATAATTCAACCGTTGTGTTTGATGCCACAGATTTTGCTTTAAATAAACTAAATACATTTGCACCAGAATCTGTAAGTGTAATATCTATTGTATCAGAACTACCACTATCATTACTTAATAATATACTTTTAATAATTGATTGTGTTGCAGTAGGACAAGTATATATTGTAGTGTTGTCTGTAGATGTTAAATCAGCTTTTGCATTTTTAAAATTATTAGCCAAAGAAAAATCCTTTTGCTGTTGCTTGGTCTTCTGTTTCTTGTGTTTGTGCTTGTGTAGTTCTGTTTACCTGTGTTTGTTGTATTTCTAAGGCAGATACTAAATTTCTACTAAAATCAAACAATTGTCGTGCAGAATCTAATGCATTTGTCAATCTATATACACTTGGTGGTTGTGGTAATCTAATCATCTAAAAGAATCCTCTTTTGCATTAATTCTAAAATCACCTAATGACCAATCATCACTTGTGCCAGTGCTAGAATATTTTACTGATATTTGTCTACCTTTGGCTCTCGTGCTTACTTTTTCAGTGGATTGTGTAATTGTAAATGGTCCTTTTGTAACTTCAGAACCATTAGGAAATTTACGACATTTAAATTCTAAAAATAAATTTGTATCACTAGATAATGTTGCATCTGGCACTATTCTATCAATTAGAAATGTTTTATTGCCTGTTTCATCAATTTCAAGTTCAGAACTTTCAACAAAACAATTCATTGCACTACCATCTGCACTTGTGCCACTTTCATGGTTATATAATCTGCCATTTGAATCAAAAGCAAATGGTACTGTTTTAAAACCTTGTGCATCTAGCCAAACATTTCTATCTAATGTACCTACAGTCCATACATTTTCTAAATAATTATATGTAACATAACTGTCTGGTTCTGGATTTACAGTGCCTGATGTGTTATCTTCACTAACATAATACCATATAATCTCATTAAATTTTTTGTTCTGACCAACATATGTTTTGTCAATATATCTTTGTTGTATTCTGTTAAAAACAAAATATTTAACAGTACATGGTAATTCTTGAACTGTACCATTGTAAACAAAGAAATTACTTTTACCTATCCAATAAACATTACCATCAACACTTATAGAACCATTTAATGCAACTGCACCACAATTTACAGCCAATAATCTAAAAGAAAAGGTAAATGGTGGTCCAACAAATGTCATTCCATAAACTGCTTCATCTGTATTTATAAATGTTTCATCTTTTGTTGGTATAATAGAAATAATTTTATTACCAACTTCAAGTCTTTGGTCTCCTGAAGTGTTTGTGGCAGTAGGTGTAAATTTAGTAAAATCTTCTTGGTCAGAAAATCTTATTAACATTGGGTCAAGATTTGTAGTACCAATTGCAGTTGTTCCACCAACAATTAAATGTCTATCTGGAAAAGAAATTGCAATTGTTCTATTTTTAGTTGGCACATCTGTGGCTCCAGCAATACTAGATGCTAATACCGCTCTTGTTGATTCTCCACCTGATAAATCCCAATAATATATTTGTCCATTTCTATTGTTTGCTAATAAATCATCTCCCCATAATTGCAAAGACCATTGAGTTGCTTCTAATGCCACCGTATCACTTGCTATATCTCTCGCTGTTCCCCATGTGCTTAATCCCCATGTACCAACACCCCAACCTGTTGCAGTATCTGCACTTTGAATATTCATATTAGCATCTCTGCCAATTAAATATTTAACATCTAATCCTGTACCACCACCTGTAGTAGTGCTTGTCGCTTGTGTTGGCGATTCTATTGTATAAGAATTTGAATCTACAACTGTTATTGAATAGCCTTGCACTCTATTTAATGTATCTGCATCAATGCCACCTACTGCAGTTGCTTGTTCTATAACTATAAAATCACCATCTTTAGCACCATGACTTGAATCTGTAACAGTAATTGTTGTAGAATTATTGGTTGTTGCCAATGGGTTAGATAAATTTGTTGATGTTTTTCTTAAAGGTGTAATATCATATAAAACGCCACTATTTATGATGTATAAATGATTGTGTGTACCTAATGCTATTCTATCAATACCATCATCTAATGACCGCCAAAATATTGCATTTTTTGGTTTACCTTGTGCCAATATTGTAGATTCTGTATTTGCATTATTGTAATATATTTCTTGTTCCCAACCACCAATCTTAGTAGGATAACCGTTTCTAAACCTTATTAAATTACTATCTATGTAAAATGGTCCATTTTTACCTGCTGAATATTCTGTAATATCTTTTACAATACCTGCATTTAATTTTAAAAGTCGGTAACTCAAACTGATATATTCCCCATTCTTTTACATAATCTTTCTGCACGATTTGGCACTTGTGAAAACCATTTTGAATTTCGCATCTCTAATTCTGCATCTTTCCACC